AGATCACGGCTGGCTCGACTTTCTCGACGACTGGTGGTCCTGATGGACAGCAAATCACATATGAGGTATTCCGAGCACCGGGCGATTGGACTAGCAGGATCATCATCCCAGCCGGTAAGCGTGGTGTGATTGCATGGGGTGTTGAGGGCCAATTCGCAAGTCCCGTTGTAGCGACCAGTGCCGGTGGGCCAAACCAGACATTCGAAATAACCGAACCCAACATTCTTGAAGATCCAATCTTCGTGACTATTACGACTGGTGAATCGTCCGAGGAATGGACTGTCATCACTGAGCCGATTGAGCGATTCGGCCCGAATGACAAAGTGGTGGAGGTGAACTTCTTCGAGGATGTCGCCGTATTCCGGTTCGGCGATGATTTGACCGGGCAGGCCCCACAGTCTGGCTCCGAAATCACCTTCAGATTTCGGACTGGTGGTGGTATCCGGGGCCGAATCGGTGCGAGTCAGATCGATTCGCAGCTTCAGATCTCGCCGAACCCACCTGCCAACGCAGCCGTCTCCGTTCGCTTCCGTAACATTTCGCCATCAAGTGGGGGCACGGACCGCGAGACCGTCGCTCAGGCCAAGAAAAGGGCTCCGAGGGACTTCGCTGTGCAAAGGAGCATCGTCACCGCCGACGACTATGCTCAGACGGCGAGCACGTTCGCTCATCCGGTATTCGGAGCTATCAGCAAGGCAGTCGCCACAATCCGTACTGGCTTGAATGCCAATTTGGTAGAGATTTATGCTCTGGCCGAAGGACCAGATGGTATTCCAACCGCCCCAAATGCGGGACTCAAGGCCGGTCTGGAGACGTTTTTCAGCGACTTGAACGTTCTCACGGATCATGTCTCAGTGTTGGATGGCAAGGTTCGTCCGGTAGATATCGAGATGACGGTGGTTGTCAACAGAAATGCTGATGCCTCCGTCATTAAGGACAGGGTTGAAGCTGCTATCGACAACTTCTTTGACATTTCTCGTTGGGATATGGGACAAGGCTTATTCACCTCCAATCTCATCGAGGTCGTAGAGGCGATTGATGGTGTTGCCTACGTTGATCTGTTTCAGCCTACGGATAACATCCTTCCGAGCGGTGATCTCGACGCGACTGAATCTGAAGGCGTGAAATTCAGCGAGTTAATCATCGAAGGCAAACGCACCACTTCGTACTACTACGAGAAATCGCCGCCGCCTGGAGGTATCCGGAATCGATGAGTGAATGGACTGAGAAGTGCTGGGGTAAAACGAAGGAGCTAGTTGATAGCCCGTTTTACTCCAAGCATGAGCTAGAGATTGTGGCTCCCAGTCATTGCTCACTCCACTACCACGAAGAACGTGCAAATCGATTTATCGTGGTATCTGGTTTGGTCGAAATAATCGAAATGTTTGGGCCTACTCCTAAAAGAACGCTACTTGGCCCTGACAACACATATGATGTGGCGTCTCTGGTCCCCCATATGTTCGTTGTGCATAAAGACGGAAGAATGTTTGAGGAATACTTCGCAGACAGAGGAGGCGAAGTACGACGGAACGACATCATACGGATTGTGGAAGGTAGCAAGTTGGCGAGTATGGATGATATTGCTAAGCTTCCATTCTCCATACTGCAGGACCTATGGGTTTCAGAGACAAAGTAATACCGATCTGGATGATCTGTTACGACGGCGATGCTGATCGAATCTATAGCTTCACAGATTTCGAGAAGGCGGTCGCTTCAGTAGAAGGATCAGTTCGTGGCTACTTCGGCGAGGAGAGCCCAGAATTTGATCTGGTTTGTCAGCAGGTCACTACAAGGATGCGTGAGCTTCAGCACGCACCCTGTGTGCCGATGCGATTTAACAACCTAAATGTGGTTGTCTATAACTGGGAAATCGACTCGGCCAATCCCATCCATAAAGCACTCTCCGACTGCCACGAATGTGCAGGTGATGAATTGAAGGAGAGAATAGAAGCTTTATTCGCAGAGCCCGCACGTTAACGCGGTTCTGTATCTAGGTCGGCGAAGACCTGACCTTTTATCTGACGTAAGATCTCGGCCATTAGACTAGCTGCGTCTACTATATGAGGAGCCCTGTAGAAGACGAATGGCTCTTCAAAGTCTGGGTGTCTTGCGACGGCGACGGCTAGTTCGACGCCCTCTTTCTCGCAAGCTTCGCCAAATCCATTCATCAGACGCTCGAATGTCTCTTCAAAAATGTCTTGGCGATGGTTTTCTGAACTGTCGCCAACTTCGTTTTGAGAGTCGCTTTCGGGGTTCTTCTGAGCCGTTTCGTCGTTGAGGGGTCCACTGTTGTCAGTCATCGCTTCTCCTTGTATTAACAACCGCATGGACACGCTGGAGATATCCAACGATCGGATCATGACGGTTTGGGAGTGGTGTTCTGAAGCCTATTTACAACAAGGATTCAGACTGACATTTCCTGCCAAAACGGAACCCACTAAGACTTATCAGTGGCGTTACGCTCGGTCCATTGCTCTGAAGTTCGCAGAATGGGATTTTGACGAGGAGACAGCAAAGCAGTTCATCAGTGTCGCCGTCAGGCATTGCAAAGAAGCGGGTGTCTTGCGAAAGGGGCTTGCAGCCCTGCATCAATCCAACCTTCTGCAGATCTGTTACAACAAAATGCAGGAGCAATCGGACACCAACAAGCAATGCGTGGACTCAATCGAGCATATTCATACTTGGTTGGCGGCACGGGCACAGGGCAATCTGCTTAAAACGCTTCTCCACCGTAACGATCCCGACGAGTTCTGCAACCTCGTGAAATGGGTTCAAGCTTCCCGTATCTCCAGGCTGTATCTAGCTCTGTCTAAGACCTGTGGTAAAGCTCTGGCTCGCCTAGCTCGGACTCACCCAGAGGAAAGGGAGATCCTCCCGAAGACGACAACTCTTTATATGCTGCGGTCCGAATTCATCGAGGACGCAGGAAACGTCAACCACACAAAACGGATTTTAGGACCCGACTGGAGAGAAATGTGTCTGTAGAACTTAGAGCCACCACAAAGACAGCCCCCGACGAAATCCCCAATATTTCCGAGACCTATTTCGGTCACATACGCCATACCAACGGCGAAGAGCCATTTCGACTCGACGCTGAGTTCCTCGCCAAATACGCCAAGAAGCACCCACACTTCGGCTTCAACGGCCTTGGCGAATTCGTCTTCTACCGCACATATTCTCGTCTGAAAGACGACGGTACCAAAGAGAGCTTCCTCGACACAGTACGCCGCGTCGTCGAAGGATGCTACGAAATCCAGCGACGCCACAACCGCAAAATCCACATTCCGTGGGACTACGACAAAGCCCAGAAATCAGCCCAAGAGATGTTCCAAAGGATGTGGGAGTTCAAGTTCCTGCCTCCCGGACGTGGCCTATGGATGATGGGTACCAAATTCATGTGGGAACGCGGCTCCGCAGCCCTCAATAACTGCGGTTTCGTCTCCACCGACGACGAGATCGAAGCCGACCCAGCCGAGCCATTTTGCTTCCTGATGGACATGGCCATGCTGGGAGTAGGTGTCGGCTTCGACACCAAAGGTGCCGGTAAAATCAAGATCGAGGAACCGGCAGACCAGTGCCTCCGCTACACGATCCATGACTCACGTGAAGGCTGGGTCGATTCAGTCAGAGTCCTCATCTGGTCCTACACCAAGAAGGCAGATACGGGCTATATCGAATTCGACTACAGCGAGATTCGGAAACCGGGCTCTGACATCAAAGGATTCGGCGGCAAAGCTTCCGGTCCTGGCATCCTCCGTGAGTTGCACGAACTCATCCGTGGCCACCTTGATCGCTGTATTGGCGAGACTCTATCCAGTGTCGATATTACGGACTTGATGAACTACATTGGTCGTTGTGTCGTCGCCGGTAACGTCCGCCGCACTGCCGAAATCGCGTTTGGCGAGCCGCACGACCATGATTATTGCTCGATGAAGAACGCTCTGGATTCTCTGGAGGAAGGTGATTACGCCAAGTTCTATGAAGTCACCGGCAATCTGTACGCCCAGGACCGTAACAAGGCGACTTTGGACGACTTCAGGTCAGAGGACGGCGGTCTGTGGATTCCGGAGGAGCGATTGGTACCGGCCATCGAGACTTGGAACGCTTTGAATCATCACCGATGGGCGTCGAACAATTCGATTTTCGCCTATATCGGCATGAATTACAAGCACATCGGCCAGCAGATCGCTTCCAATGGTGAGCCCGGCCTGATGTGGCTGGACAACATGCGTGACTACGGAAGAATGATCGATGGCCGACAGCCCGGTATCGACGGTCGCGTCAAAGGAGGCAATCCGTGCCTCGAACAGTCGCTTGAATCGTACGAGTTGTGCAATTTGGTCGAGACGTTCCCGGCCAACCATGAAGACGCGGACGATTACATGCGGACCCTCAAGTTCGCATATCTCTACGCCAAGACGGTTACGCTCTTACCGACGCACAACCCACGAACTAACCAAGTCACGCTTCGCAACCGACGAATCGGTCTGTCACAGAGTGGCATCGTCCAGGCATTCGCTAAGTTCGGACGTCGTACGGTCCTCAAGGACTTCTGTGATGCTGGCTACAACGAGATTCGCCGCTGGGATGAGGTCTACTCCGAGTGGTTATGCGTCCAGAAGTCAATCAAAGTGACTTCGGTTAAGCCAAGTGGAACAGTCTCACTGGTTGCGGGTGCCACACCGGGTATCCATTATCCAGAGGCTAGCACCTACTGGCGGCGAGCACGTGTGGCCAAGGACAGTCCATTACTTCCGATTCTGGAGAAGGCTGGATTCCACATTGAACCCGATCTCAAGGACAAGAATCGTACCGTCGTGGTCCGGTTTGGTATCAGTGATGAGCGGGTGAAACCCGTCTCGGAAGTGTCGATGTGGGAGCAGATGGTCAACGTTGTTGATTACCAGCGGTATTGGGCCGACAATCAGGTGTCGTGCACTATCAAATTCGTCCCAGAGGAAGCTGGCGAGATCGCACATGTCTTGGAGACGTTTGAGGATCAACTGAAGGGCATCAGTTTTCTGCCAGTATCTAATCACGGCTATGCTCAAGCACCTTACGAGCCATGTAAGCCTGAAGAAGTGGAAGAGTACAACGCTACCATTCGGGAAGCTGATTACTCTCATTTCATCGGGCAGGAAGCCGAGGGTGCCAAGTTCTGCGATTCGGACAAGTGCGTTATCGCGTAGCTGTCGCCCTGCATCTCAGGGTGCCTCCAGTACGAGGCCGGGACAAATCGGGTGTCCCGGCCTCGTGCGTATTATAACAATATGCGAGCAATAATCGAAGACAATCAGTGGATCTGGTTCGACAACATCACTGACGCCGAAGAAGAAGTCCTTTGGGTCCAGTTCAGTGTGACCAATCCTGGCATATACATCGACCCCGCCCAACGCGGCAACTGGGACGGCATCTATCGCAAGTACAACCGGGCCAAGAAACGAATGGCCCGACCTCTACTGAGCATGCTGCGTGGAGTGTGCGACAAATTCGACCTCCCATTGGTTATCAAAGATCGTCGCCCCAAATGGCCGTATAAGGTAGCGAAACCAGAGGATATCACACCGGACTTTACCGGGATCGTTCTTGATCCACACCAAATTCGCGGTATCCAGGCAGCCTGTAAGATCGAGTGCGGCATTGCCGATATTCCAACTGGTGGTGGTAAAGGCGAGATGATCGCCGGGATTTGCAAGGCAATCGAGTGTCCAACGGTTGTCATCGCTGATCAACGTATCGTGGTGGAGCAACTGAAGGCTCGACTTGAGCTTCGCGATGTAATCGATGAGGTCGGTCTATTCTATGCTGGTGAGAAGCCGGATGGCCAACGGATTGTGGTTGGTACCATCCAGTCACTCACCGTTCCCTCCAAGCCTCCCGAAGTCCCGAAGAGGACGCCCAAGGACACGGATAAGACCTACGAACGGAAGCTTGGTAAATGGGAGATATCCTTCAAGGGCTACAAGACGCGGCGGAAGAATGCAAAGTCTCTGCAACGGTATATCAAAGAAGCGGAAATGCTTCTGGTCGATGAATGTGATAAGGCGACATCTGACCCATTCAAGCTGATGTTCCGCCATTGGTTCAAGGGACGCCGCCGCTACGGTTTCTCTGGTACTCCTTTCGATTCTGACAAGCCGGTTGAAGGGCTGGTGATGCAAGAGCACTTGGGCTCCGTCATCGTTCGGGAGTCTAGGCGGGAACTGGAGCGGATTGGTAGAATCATTCCGGTCGATTACTACATGTTGGCTTTCGGCCTGGATGGGGATATCCATGACCAGTCGGCGTACGATATCGCTTATGACGAGTGGTTGGTCAATAACTCCGATTTTCACAAGCTAATCGCGGGCCTTTGTAGAAAGTACAAGGGAGATGGTACTCTTGCTTTGGTCGATAGGGAGAATCTGGGTCATCATCTGGAAAGGGAAATTAGGAATATCGGTCTCACAGCCAATTTCATTTATGGCAAAACACCAAAACGTCAGCGTAACGAAAGATTGCGTGAGTTCGAGGCGAGGGACTTTGACGTACTTATTGGTGGTAAGATTATTAATAGGGGTCTTGACCTCGATGGCGGTTGTGAGAACTTGGTTATAGCGACGGGAGGTAAGTTACAATCTGATTTCATCCAGAAGGTGGGTCGTGCTGTACGGCATAATTCACGTGGGAGAAGCCGGATCTTTGACTTTTTCTTCCGATGCAACAAATACCTCTACGAACACTCACGATCGCGGTTGAAGGCAATGATTGCCGCTGGTTACAAGACCACCGTGATTTTTCCGGGTGGGAGCGTAGATGGTGCCCAACTCGTCAAAAGTAGATTCCACATCAAAAAAGGTCTCCTCGACCGCCCCAGGCAGCGACAGCGGCAACTCATCGAAGATTGAGAAGCCGGTGCCACAGCGGAAGCTGTATTTCATCAACGAGATTGTTGAATGGCAGCTAACCCAGTATATCTGGACCGGGTGTACCAAGATCGAGCTTCGCGATCAGATAATGTCTCATGCGACAGAACTGATCCGACAGATCATCCGGAAGCAAGGACTCCACACGATATATCCAGGCCAAGAAGAATCGGCCTTTGGTGATCTCCTTCAAACGGCGTGGGTCCAGATCGAGAAAACGCTCTACAAGTACCGGGCACGACCACACTGCCGGGCATGCTATAATCCAGACCATCCTGCCAAGTCTCTTCTCTACACCCCCGGCGACCGCGAATATGGCATCAAGACCATGGATGAGGTGGTCAAGATGCATCGAGGCAGAAATTGCCCACATTGCGGTACGAAATTGGCGACTGCACCAATCATCGAGCCGGTCCAGGACCTTTATGGCGGCTCTGAAACTATTCTCTATCGGGGCATGTCCAAGGTCTTCAATATGTGGTCTCAGATTGCCAGAACGGTGATCTTGGCCTATATCAAGAAGGAAGGACGAGACCGGAAGAATTCGCAGTCGTACATCAATCATCTGGGTAACAAGTCACGGCCCATCAGCGACATAATGGTCCGCTTCTTGGGTGAGGCCCGGACGGTTTGTCAGTACAATGAGGACCATATCCAAATCATCGAGGCGTTGGAATGGTTACTCCATAATGATGATAGGCCACATGATGGTACTATCGGTAAGTTGGTCGAGCGAACTGGACTTTCACGGGCTGTAGTGACCGGCTTCATTCGCCTCATCAAACTCCGCAGCTTCGAATTTACGGACTCGCCGATCAACCGTAATATTACGGAGCCCAAAGACCGTCGAAGAATACATATCGACTTCGACGAAGAATAATCCGTCCAAAGATACGGATATGAAAAAGCTGGAGTTTGTCACTAGCTGCTGTGGTCGTCCGGTAGAGGACTGCCCCGGATGTCCCCAGGGGATGACCCTCGTCCGTAAGGATGATTATACTATGGACGCAAAACAATTAGGCGAGAAGATCGGGATCAAGTGGGAAGACGTGCCCTGGACCGTAACCCAGTTCGAGAAGGGCGTTAAGGCCGAGATGGAGGAACACCACGACGATCCGGAAACCAAGGTGATCTCCACCCAGGAGGAATCAGGCAAGGTGGCGTGGGCTCATCTCAAGGAAGACCCCAAATACTACGACAAGCTGGAAGAGATCGAGGAATCTCTACGGCCTATCCTCGCCAAGATTGAAGATGGGACCGCGACTGCTGACGATTTCAACCGGCTTATCCAGGAAGCCACCCCTGAATCTGCCCGCGATCGATTGCGTCGTCGGCAGAACCAAAACCAAGACACCGTTCGCAGCCATCAGGATGAAGAGGGTCATTCCGACCTTCAACCGCCTGTAATGGCCGATAGAGTGCAACCGAAGCGGGAGCGTGCAGATCGCACGCAGATGCAACATGGCGGTAGGGCAGGACACCGCCGTAGTGCACGTACCCAACGCCGCACGATGTCCAAAAGCCTGAGAGAAGCGGTTGAATTCTTTCAGGAGAACATCGGCAAACCGATCGACGAGAAATTGCTGGCCGACGTGGAAGATCGCACCACTTTGCGTGCTATGGCCGTCAAGTTGATGGGCAAGCCGGGCATCAACCGCGATTGGTTATCCAATTTCTGTGATTTCCTAGGTGATCCATGCCTGAAGAATTAGACGACGATCTGAAAGATCTTCTCGATCAACTTGATGAGCAAGACGAGTTTCTTCCGACCGAGGATGAAATAGCCGAGGTTCAAGAAGAACCCAAACCGGAGCCAAAACCGGTAGCAGTCAAAGAAAAACCTCCAAAACCGGAAGACCCGCCCAAGGTATCGACCGGCGATGAAGTCGCATTGCGGCCCATCGATGAGCTTGCTGAAATCAAGGACCAACGGCGATTCGACGGTACTGAGCACCTCGTTTCTGAGACAGTAGCGGAAGAGAGCACCGAGGTCATCAAGTACCTCGACAAAATGGAAGAGGTGGCCGATGAGGTACTTCAAGCCTGCCGCTCTGATCGTCAGGAAGCCCAGGATGTGATTAACATGCTGCGTTCCCAGTGTGACGCGGCCCACAACAAAAGCAATCAGCCAGCCCGAATGTATGTCGATGGGTTGGTCAAGGCGGTGGAGGTGAAAGCGAATATCAATGGCAATGCCGTCAAAGTGATGGAAGGTGTGGCCAAAATGATCGCTGCCACCAAGGCCGGGATCAACGTACAACAAAACAGCCTGACCGTATCCGGTGCTGAACTCGATGAAATCCTCAGCAGACAAGAGCCGGGCGACGACCTAGATTAATGCGACTACGGACGATAGCTGAAGACCGAAAGTATACACTGGCAGTGGACCTGGACGGTACACTGGCAAGGAAGAAGGACCATCATACAGAGGAGATCCTCGAACCGAAAGACGACGCCCAGGAGGTGATGAAGGAAGTCGAGAAACTTCCTGTGACAATAATCATCAACACGGTGCGTGGCGACGAAAAACAGATCAAGGACTGGTTGAAAGAGTATGGTATACCGTACGACCACATCAACCATAACCCAGATCAACCCGATGGTGCCAGTGATAAGATAATGGCAGACGAATACTGGGACGACCGGGCCACCGGATGGCCGGGACTACGTAAAGCCCTGGCCCGACTGAAGAGAAAACTCAATGGCTAATCTGAACAGCCAACAACGAGAAGTCATAAAACGGTCACAACAGTCCGTATCGTGGTTCCTTAGCAACTTCGGAAGGTTGAAGCACCCGTCAGCAGGTGTGTTACCATTCCGACCGTTTAGCTACCAAAAACGAGCTATCCGAGACTTCCGGAAGCATAGGCTCAACATCTTCCGCAAATGCCGACAGTCTGGAATTTCAAAGATCTCCGGAGCATTTGCAACATGGTTCGCCATGTTCCACCCGCACAAAACGATTCTTATCGTTTCCCGTCGTAATGAGGACGCGATGGGTTTTCTTCGGGACCATATCGTCTTCCTTTATGAACACCTCCCACCGTGGATGAAAGAGGTGTGGAAACCGGTCAAGCAGAACGAACACGAAATCATCTTCCCCAACGGCTCCCGAATTCAGTCACTCACCTCTCACCCGGAAGTCCTCCGGTCGAATGCTTCGTCCTTGAACATTATTGACGAAGCCGCGTTTATCACCGGCATGGATACGATGTGGGCAGCCGGTTGGCCGACGCTGCAACACGGTGGTAACGTCATCGTTATTAGCACGACCAATGGTATCGGTAACTGGTATTGGTCAACTTGGACCGACGCCGAAGCTGGAGTGAATGGCTTCAATCCCATCATGGTCAACTGGTGGGATATGGACTGGGAGATCGAATACCGTGACCCGCTCTCACGAGACTGGAAGCGGATCGCCCCTCGTGACGCAATCCGGAAGTGCACCGACAAACACGAAATCGGCAAGTTCGGTCCGTACTGGTCGCCATGGCTTCAAGAGCAGTACAATGCTCTGCAAGAACAAGGTGATTCCTGGAAATTCGACCAAGAAATTCTAGCCTCATTCGTCGGATCTGGTAATACGGTTTTGTCGAAAGAGGTCTTGGCCCACATTCAAACGACCGTCAAGGAGCCAGCACAGAAGGTCAGAGGATACCAGACCTATGTGCACCCGGTTAGCGGAATCGTCGAGGATCTGAACTTCGATTTCCACAATGACCCAGACCAGGGTTTGTGGGTATGGAAGAAGCCGGTCACGGCTACTCCAATGAAGCGACGCGGTGGCGTGGTGGTCGATCAGGGTTCGAAGGCACATGCTTATGTGATGGGTGTCGATATCGCAACCGGTAAAGGCCGGGACTTCAGTGCTATTGAGGTCTTTGATGTTGATACGATGGAGCAGGTCGCCGAATTCATGGCCCGCTGCCTGCCGCGAGAACTCATCAAGTATATTGACCGAATCGGTCGCTGGTATAACTGTGCTCTGGCGGTGGTCGAGCGGAACAATGGTGGTGATACGCTGATCGACAGCCTTCGCTATGACGTCATGTATCCGCGAATCTGGCGGAAGAAGGAAGTCAACGACAAGCCGACTGTCGGTAATTCGAACAATCAGCGGGCTCTGAAGGTCGCTCAGTACGGTTTTGCTACTAGTATGGCCAGTAAGCCGACCTTGAATAAGTTCTTGATTGATTTCATCTCCGATAAGGAGGATGAGGGATACAAGATCGTCAGTGCTCGATTGTTGAAGCAGCTTCAGACGTACGTCCGAAAGCGTGACAGGACCGGTCGAGACACGAATAAGACGGAAGCGGAAGATGGTGCAGGCAACTACGATGACCTCGTGATTGCTTGCGGCTTGGCCTTGATTGGTACTTCGGATGCATTTGTTACTGATGCTGGCAATTTGGTGCCGGTAGCTAGTGGTGACGATTTCACAAGTCAAGTTGGGCCGACGATCTTTTCGGATGCTGAGCAGGTCGCACAGCAGAGAGCATTTGTTGATCAGGGTGGGCCGTCATTGCTGATGCCGATGGCATTGGCCCCCGATGAAATGCCTGAGATGTCGGCTCAGAGGCATTTGGATGCCTACACATTGCAACTAGGCGGCATCCCGGTGGGGCAAGGCGGTCCTGTTGTCACGCCGCCGAAATACTTCTACGAGAGAAAATGATGCCGAACGAGCTTGCAGATAAGATTCTGAAGGACGAGACAAATAATCCTGGTTGGAAGACGACGGAGCTTTGGTTGACCACAATCACCGGTTTGGTCAATACGATCCTTGCCTCCACCGCTCCTACCCCGACAACGACGACTCTTATCATCTGCCTGACAATCGCGGCAGTGACATACCTGCTTTGTCGGACAGTCTTCAAGATTGCGAAACTCAAGTATCGCCCAGACGAAGTGGTGAACTTCGCCTTACAATCGTATTCCTCAAGCGATCCTACCGGCGAAGCCCCTCAAAGCTAAAGTAGTGCGGTACTTGTGTCTTTGTAGGCAATCCAGCCATCTCCGGTAAATATACCGCAGGATTGAGGATATTGTATGCCTAGTAACTGGCTGGCTTTTGACCGAATTAGGGCTCTGACGCGGCAGCACAGCGTCTTTCAGGCCGAGCGTGTCTTTCAAGACCAATCGAGCCTCGATAGATTAACTGCTGGTGGTGAATTCCTAGATTTCAACCAGCAAGCTGCCATCCTTGATCAGACCAACCTCCAAATCAACAGGCTGGAGCGATACAAGGATTACGAGCAAATGGACCAGACTGGTGAAATCAGTCTGGCTCTAGACTTGTATGCCGATGAAGCGAGTCTCGTTGATCCGGAACGAAAGCATACGCTCATCATTCGGGCACGTAACAAACGCCTGAAGAAAGAACTCGAAGACTTACTATTCAGCACCCTGCAATGGGACACCTATTGCAGGCCCACCATTCGGTATCTCTGCAAGTATGGAGATATGCCGTATGAAATCGTGTTGAACCAGTCGCGGGAAGGCGTCGCATCGCTGCGGTTCATGAACGTCTACAATTTCACCCGAATCGAGACGCGGTTCGGAGATCTTGTGGGCTTCTTCTATATGGACGCCATCTACCCGCAACCACAATTCTTCCATCCCTGGCAGGTGATGCATTGCCGCCTGACCAGTTTCGAGAACATCTACCATCCCTATGGTAGATCTATCCTGGATGGCGGACGAAAAGCATTCAAGCAGTTGCGGCTTATGGAAGACGCCGCCCTGATCTACCGAATCACACGTGCCCCAGAGAAACGTAAATTCACGATCCCGGTTGGGCTCATTCCGCCGAAAGAAGTTCCAGAGTATATGCAAATGATTGCTCGGAACTTCAAGAGGCAACGATTCTATAATCCGACTACGGGCACATTCGACGAACGATATTCTCCAC